AACACCTAAGACAGCTTCGTGGCTTCATCGACAGGCGTGAGGCGGATTTTCAATTTGTCGAACGTGTTCAGGCTGGGGTGATCCCACCAGAGCCAGAGATACAAGATGCACGAGATGTGGGCGGAGACTAGAATCGCCCCGCGCGCAGGCTTTAGGTCCGAGCCCGGGCGACGAGGTTACGTTATATAACGTTGACCCGTCGCTGCCTAAAGCCGCTAGGGCTCACAATGGTGGGCGTAGAGCACCGAGGTCTCTACGGGCAGCGTCAAGCAAATTCATTCCTGTATTTGTTGCTGTCGGAGGTGCATACTTGTCCGTAGTGACAAGATCAAGAGCCACACATGTGCTGGTACACGTAGAGTATGATACTTCCACCTGGTACGGGTTGACTATGCTGAACGTGGGTCAAGGATCTGTACGGCTTTATAGCCAACGTTTGGGAGATGTAAGGTTGTATTATCTTGACGTAAATACAAACGTTGACACGCTACCACCGGAAATACGTCAAGCTGTGTCTGCTGCTTACTCGCAGGTTGATGGCTATGACTTCACAAAAAATAACAAGGCACAGATGATACGCAGGCTCTTTTCTACAGTACCTCGTACTGTACCTGAAATCAAGTGCGTCGAACCAGGCATCTTCGACCGGGCTGCCGTGAGTGGAGAACACCACACGCACCTTCGGCCCGAGGAAATATGGGACATAGCCAGACGTGACCCTTTGCGTCGAGAATTGTTTGCAGCGATGATGGAGAATTTGAAGGCAATGAAAGGAGTAACGGAGGCTTTTGCATCATCGGCATTGTTATACGTAGTCGTAGCTGGTCTGACTCAGGCGCGGATAGTTGCGTTTAGCTCTTACTTATGGACAAACGACCTAAGTATGACTATGGACAGACTCAAGGACGTATCCGTCAAGATGAAGGCATTGCACTCCAGAGATATGCTGGACCTGACTGAGTTATTTGAGCTGAACACGTTAGTCAACCGTGGATATGGTG